TCCCCTGTACTACCTGTAGTTGGGGTTTGTGAAACAACCAATAATTGACCCCCCGCTGTGTAGCCTGATCCAGTTGTCTCGCCTATGCTTGTATAAGCCGTTGTGTTTTGATTAAGCGTAGCTGAATTGGTGTACAGCGCAATGTAAAAAGTACCGGACGTGAAGTTATACACGCCATTCATCATGCCGGTTTTAAATACATCACAAGCCCAATTTCCTATAAAAGCCATTAGGTCACCGCCTGTCTGTATTGTCCTGAACGATATGCGTCTTGTCTTTCAAGCGCATCACCAAGACGTTTAGCTTCTGCAAGAGCTTCCATATACTTTGTGTTATACAGAGTTACAAGATCAGCTTCGCCTTTCATATAGGTATACGCTTCTACCAAACAAGCATATAACAAAACCGCATCATAGTTGTCCCCAAGCCAAGTAACGCCTGTTGAGTTTCCAACACTAGACACAGTTGCTGTAAATCCAGAACCACTTGAACCAATGTATGTTGGGGAGACCGTCAATATATCTCCAACACTATAAAACGCTCCGCCACTTGTTACTGTTACAGAAGTAACAACGTTACCAGATACTACAATTGTAGCAAGACCTGAGTTACCATTAATAGAACCGCCCGCATTTGTTGGCTGTGATGCGTTGTAGCTTAAAGGAACGTCATAGTATGTACCGTTGGTGTATGTTGATCCAGCAGTTGTTAGTGTAATTGCTGTAATACTGCCTTGAATAATTGTGGGTGGGTAGTAATAATAGTGCAGTTCTACTGCGTAGTTTTGATCTGGCGTTGGTCCTAGAATAAAACTTAGCTCTGCAATATTGTTGTACTGAGGACCAAAAAGCGCGTAATACTGGGGTTGTGCATAGTAAGCGGAAGTTGTGCTTGGGAACGCTTCACGAATAAAGTTCACATCTTTGTTAATTAAGTATGTGAATGTATTTGCATTGGTTCCTGTTGTAGGATAAACCGCTATTGAATACACAGATAAAAAATCATTTGGGCAAGATAAATACTGATTACCCGCAGTCAATGTTCCTGTCACGTTAGCGCGAAGACTAGGGAACTGGATGTTATTGTATATGCGTTGTTCAGCCTGCTCGATGAAACGATTAATTTGAGTTGTTGTAGACTCACTCGTTCCATCAGCAAGATATACAGTCGGAAATTGATTTTCCGTATAACTTTGGATACTTGTGACTAATTCTGTATATGTCACGCCATTGGTCCTCTAGCAATTCTACCTTTGGTAGCTGCGCCGTTACCACGTGTTTCAATACCAGTAGACTCAACCATGTCGTTGTGCCCAATAGAAACTCCACCATTTAAAGGTGTCCAGTTCTTACGTGTTGGCATTTCAACAGAGTAACCGATGTCTTTTTCTTCAAGCGTTTTACCGCCAGAAGTATGGGGAGCTGCGTAAGTAGATGCAGGACCTATTTCTTTGCCACCCTTTTTCATACTGAATTTAGCCATTACTTGCTCCCAGGTTTCTGGTTACGTGCACGTGCCAGATTACGACCCATTGATCTCATACTGGCGCCAGTTACACCACCTTTTTTAAGTGTGATTTTAGTGTGCTTACCAGGATGCTCTTGTTTGTCGTGCTCTTTAAAAGCTTTTTTGATCATGGCTTTATCTTGAGCCAAATCTTTATCCATTTCTTTCTTAGCCATAATAACTCCTTATGTCGTTGCGATTGTAACTTGCCCAATTGAAACGGTCAAAGCCAAGTTGTTTGGCGTAAGACTTGAATCGTAAAATTCTGAACCGCCCACAGGGTTCCATCCCCATTGAATGATTCGGCTTCCTCCATCATTATATCCGTCAGAACCTAAACCAGAAACCACATATGTCGTGTCGGGTCTTGGGTCTTGTACGCCTTGTGGATCATCAACTGGGTACATACCGAGTTGCAATTGCGGTTGATCCGGGTCCCAACATTGGGGACAGACTTTCAAGTCGTACGTCTTTGTCTTGATGACTTCTTTTTTAAGTTCTTTTAACTTAAATTGAAACCCGCACCGATCACACTCGGCAATCGAGTTCTTGCCGGATGAAAACCGATTACCCATTTAAATAACACCACCTATAAACATCTGTCTTGGTACCAAGCGCAAAGAAGCCTTTTCGTGGTCTTCATAAGCAGCCAACTCCCAAAACTCATCATACTGTTGTTTTAAAATTGGTAATCTTTGTAGCCCATCTGGAACTTTTAAAGCCACATAGTACGCCAAACCTGCCGCCATACAAGGGATAAATCTAAAAGGAACGTCCATGACGTTGTTACCATACTGTGAAGCATCCTGCGTTCTACGCATGCGCCAGTACACAAATTGATAAGTTTGTGATGCATCAGGGGTCGGCCAAACAGTAATAGCTGGAAGATTAGGTACGTTGACTGTTGCACCAACAGGAAAACTGGTGGCTGTTGTGTTATTTTGCCCTCTAAAACAATTACCTAGGGTATTCCCTGATATGTTATTGTAGTAAATGGTTTCTGTTACGCCACTAGATATTAAATTAACATACCCGGCAGTAGCCATATTAGCTGTAGATGATAGTGTAATTGTAGTGTCTGTAGCCGCTACTGCGCTTGCTACGGTATATCCAGTTGAATACGTTTGTCCGTTTAATCTCTGTACCCAAACCTGTATAGGTCTGGCTTGAGTTAGTTTATTTGGAATTGTTGCGTATGTAGATACGCTGATACGTGTGATCGTTAAGTCCGCTTGAGTGGACGTATTGTTGGGGTTTGTGCGTATAACGTGATCTAAAAGATCCACTGTGTCAAGCGGTAATGGATATGTATTTAAACCCGGAGTAAGGGTGATCGTACCTTGCTCCATCGTCCACATGTTAATACCACGGTTTGCCCAATCAGCAAACAACAAATTAAGAGACCTTCGCGCCGTACGTAGTTCATAACCAGTACGCATCTCAAAACCGGCGCGTTCATACGCTTCCTCACATAACTCAGTTAAGTTAAGGTTAAAACTCGCTGTACCCGAAGTCAGCGAATTAAGCGTTGAGATGGTCATGTTTAGTTAGTCGCGTGATCTGGGTCTTCTGTGTGCTGAACTGGCTCAACTACAGGCGTCGCCACAACCACTGTATCAGATACCACAGGAGCTGGAGTAGATTCAACAGGTTCAACAACAGCAACAGGGGCGGGAGTAACAACAGTTGTATTATTAACATGGGCTTCTAAGTGTGTAACAAAATCTTGGAAAGTAGGATCGACTTTGTTACCCTTCATGGTTTGATGAAGTATATGTTCTTTCAGTTCTTGCAGTAGTGTCCCTGCTTGCTTTTCAAACTTTTCAAATATACTCATTTTTTAACCTTTGCTGTTTTTGCAGAATTAATAAAGTCTTGTTTTGTGGGTGCCCCAGGATCACCGGGCTTACGCATTTTTTCACCACGTGCACGTTTGGCATTAATGTTTGCATAAAGCCCGACCTTACCGCCCTTCTTAAATTCTTGAAAGTCAGTGTCATCCCTGCGTTTTTTAGTCACAGGTTTAGGCATTTTTGAGGGAGCAATGTCCCCCATTCCACGACTAGGCATCACTTTTTTCTACCGGACATTCCGCCACCACACATAGCTTCAACATGCTCGTGGTGTTTTTTGTGTCCTGCAGCGTGTTGACCAAAGAACTCATGGTGCTGTTTATGTCCGTCACCGCCATACATTTTTTCAGTATGATCTACGTTATGAACATGCTTAGGTGTCTCTTCGTTCATCATTGGAGGAAAATCATTTTTCATTTTGATGGTCCTTTAACATTATACAAACCGCCAGTACCAATAGAGTTTCCACCCATACTGATCATTCTTCCTTTTGTTTTTCCGCGTTCAGCAATACCGTCTCTGCTAGGAGCGCCAGTGCGAACTTTACCCATAGTTTCTTTAGTCATGCCTTTTTTCTCTTTGCTAGAGTTAGACATGCTGGTGTCTCCACCTTTTGACATTTTCTTCATATCACCACCTTTTGAAAATTTTTTGCCTTTATCGGCGTTGCTAAAGTCTTTTCCCACTGATTGTGGGATCCCTACCTTCTTAGCAAACGCTGGGTTGTGCGCCACCGCTGCCATAAGATTGTGTTGTTTTTTACTCGTGCTTGGCATTTTTTTTGATCCAACCTTGAACTGTATCAGTTTCCCAGATGCGAATAATTAACCAAACAATTGATAAAGCCGCAGAAACCGAAGGTAATACTTCCATCAATGTTCCCAAGGTGGTAGCGATAGCTATGCCGTCTACTACGTTCTTTGCGTTTTCTGCATGTTGTACCATTTAAACCTCTTCTCTTGTTTCTTTGTACTTATCAGTGTTTTTTTAACAATTCCATGCTTTTAAAGACAGCGCTTTACGCGTTGGTTTTCCTTTTTCATCTTTCATTGCGCCGGGCATACCACTCATTCTTGCACAAAAAGATTTACGTCGAGCCGCATCTTTTTCTGTTTTTGGATGTGGGGCTGGGGGTTTCAGGTTGTGCCCTTCTTTCTTTGCGGAGGCTCGCCCCTTGGCGTTCAGCCCCCCATTCGGATTCTTGCCTTCCTTGCGTTGCCATGCTGGAGACTTAGCCATTTTAAGATCCGTTAGAAATTAACTTACCGGCAATAATAACTCCAGCCGCAATGGTCGTAGCCGTGCTTGTAACCAATTGCCACTGAACATCAGTTTTTTCTGCATACAAAAAGGGATCAGAACTTCTATTTGCTGTATAAATAGATACAAACGGTTGTTGCAAAACATTTAGTTTTACGTTGTTAAGGTTATTAATTGCTTGTACAGAATACGTAACAATGTTGGATGATGTATAGCTATTAGAAGTGTTTACTTCCGCAAAATCCAAATAAAATGAATAGCCTGCAGGGACTGTATAAATGGTACTTTGTGTCTTACCAATTCCTGCATTAATTTGTGCAACAATGTTTGAAACTTGTTTTAAAGTGATAGTACCTACATTAGTGTTTTGACCGGTTCCAGGGGAAACCATTATCATGCTATTAACTCTAAAATAACTGTTAACAGTTGTTACACCTGTAACCCCATTCATTGCTATTATTTCAGAAATTGGTTTAAAGTTAGCATCTAAACCATTAATTAATATGCTTGCTAAAGTGTCATCTGATGCAGAAGAACTTACCAACGTAAGCGTGGAGGCTGTTGTAATGTATGTGTAAGTAGTTGCGTTTTCCCATACTGGGATTTTTGTATTTCCAACCGCGGATTGATAACCAAACAAACTTAGTGTTTGATGACCAAAAATTTGACCGCGAGATACCTGTAAATCAAAAGGCTCCACCTTCGCTTGACGCGTAATGGAATTGATTTGGTTATTAGTACTTGGTATACCGTTTGGGCTTTGTGCCATATTAATCTCCTTAAATCAAGAAATGGGGACCGAAGTCCCCGGGGATTAATTAGTCAAAGTTACCGTAGGGGTAAGTTGTCAATGTACCAATGTTGTTATCAGGCTGTGTATAGCGTAGCGTTACGTTTACTTGTCCTGCAATAGAAGTTGCAGTTAATAGCGCAGTACCAACCAATGCAATTGTTACAACAACTTGAGACAAGTTAGGCTGATTGCCGCCTTGATAAATGTCTGTAGAAGTTGCAGATTGATTACTGATTTGTGTGCCTGTAAAAGTAGCTAGTGATTGACGACCTACAGCGTTTGATGTGATCGCGGCTGTTTGGAAGTAAGCGGCTGTACCGGCTGCAGCTGTGTAGTTGTTGCTTGCTAAGAACTGAACTGAAGTCAGAGAAGCTGTACCGCCAGTTACAGAAAATGCTGTTTGAATATCAAAAAAGATATCGTCTAAATCAGCGCCTGTTGGTAAATAAAATACCGCGCCGCGATAGATGTTAGTAGCTGTATCAGCAGGGATTGTTTGTGCTGTTGGTGTTGCTGTAGCTGATGGAACAAAAACTGTTCCGTTGATGTTAGGAACACCGTTAGAAGCTACAAACTGTCCAGATGCTCCACCGTATGTAGATGAACCAACAGTTGAGTTACCAATATTGATATCAATGTTCTGAACTAATTGTGAATATCCTACGTTACGTAGGGGTCCAAATCTAACGTCGCCTGAAAGAATTGGACCTTCGAATGTGGTGCGTGCCATGACTTTTAATCCTTATGCAAAAGTTACCTTGTTAATCGTTGCATCGTGACCCCTGGGTGGGCTGGCAACAAGGTTTGAATCCCAGATGTGTGATACTATAGCACGGTTTTAACTTGTGTCAAGCGTTATGCCATATAAAGACCCACAAAAACGTAAAGAAGTTAACAAAAAAGCGTCATCTAAGCACTATCAAAACAACAAAGAGTTAACTAAACAAAGAACGAAAAGTAATCGTATTGAATATAAACGTATTTGGGAAGCACATAGACTTGGGCTAGAGTGTGCGGCATGTGGCTTTGCACACCCTGCTGCTATGGATTTTCATCATATAGACCCCAGTAATAAGTTAGGGGCAGTTCATGAATTTGTGCGAAATAAGTCTTGGAAAAAAGCGTATGAGGAGGCAGCTAAATGTATCGTATTATGCGCAAATTGCCACCGAATACACCACTATGAGTTACGTGAAGAAAAGAAAGCTAAGAAATTGCGGGACGGAGATTTAAACTCCGACGGCCCCTTTATCAATGAGGCATCCTAAATGTTAGATCATCCCGCAAAAAATATTACTCGAAATCTACTTCTTGCTCGTCTTCTACAAAGTCATCTTCTACTACAACATCCATAACATCGCCTGTTTCAAACCAAGCATCTTGCTCTTCGTCGTAGTAATACTCAACTCCGGTGTCAAAATCTAACCAGAATAACTCATCGTTTTCTGCATCATATAAATAACCATCGTCATCGTATTCAAATACTTCTTCGTCTTGCTCAATCAAAAAAGCTTCAACTTGCTCTAAAGCTGTTTCAATTGCTTGTGCTAAATCTTCAAGAGTCTCGCCTTTAATAATAACTGTCAACATTTAAATCTCCAAAAAATTAGTACAGCACGGCGCTGTATTCTCATGTTACCCAGTATTTATGACGCTTACAATACAGTAAAAGTTTAATTTTGTGTAGGTATTTTGTTTGATTTTATTAGGTTTTCTTCTTGTGTAATAACTCTTAAGTTCCAAGGCACATGCAACCCACACACTTCTGGCGAAATTAAAGGAATAATATGGTCAACTACATAGCGTTCACCTGTAGCTTTTGTTAATGCTTGCGCTTGAAGATATAAATTGCGCATAGCCAACTTTTGTTCTGGGGTAATCCATTTGGGGGTTGCGTTTTTATGTCTGCGTCTACGAACACTTACAAACGCTTTATAAAGTTCTGGGTTTTGCGCCTTATATTTTTCTCTGTGCATTTTGCGTTGCTCCACAGGTCTTGCAGCCGCCCTAGCAATTACTTGTTCCTTATTACGCTCATAATAATCTTTTTTGGCTTTTTGTCCTGCATCGGATTGGTTGTATTGCTTAAAGTATTCTGCGCGAGTTTCATTACCTTTAGCCCATTCAACCTTTAAACAGTCTACGCACGAACCCTTTGTTTTGCGCAATGCTACATGCCCGTGTTTGCAAGGCTGCCCCGTAAAGTAATACTTAGCACCAGTTTTCTTTGCTTCTTCTCTTGTTGTTGGATAGTCCATATTAACTCCTTTATTACGACACAGGTAATTGTAGCACAAATAAAAAGGGGTCCCTTTTGAGGACCCCTCCGACCGGGAAACTCCCAATCCTATTAGTAAGAACTAAACATTCCAAGAGGGTCAGACCAACCGAAGCTGTAACGCTCTCTTGATTTGTAGCGAACGTTGCCGGTGTCGAAGTCCCCGTCCATTGAATTTTGTAAAGCAATACGCTCAAAGTGCTTCATTCCGTTTGGCACGTCAGTTGTCAAGAACCATGTGTTGGTTGATGTCAAGAAGTGGTTTACGGTGTAGCCTTCAGGAATTGCTCCATTGTTCTTAATAGCGTTAATGTCGTTGTTGTTTGTACCAACGCGCAACTCTGTCTCTAAGAGGCGAGTAGCAACGAACATTAATGATGGTGGAACAATGAGTTTCTTAGGTCTAGCAGCGATCAACAAACCACGCTCATCTGTCCAACCAGCGATTTGAATAACGGCGGCTTCTAATGAAGTCTCGTTCAAATCAGCAGGAGTTGTGAATGTGTTAGCGTTTGTTGCGCCGTTAACTAAGGGGTGTGCTGTGGAGAACAAAGGTTGGTTGTCGCCACCAACAATAGATGCGTTGTATCCATTGTTTAAAGGAGAAGCGGCTTTAACCTGTTTTGTGTACGCCATAGCGCGGGCAAGAGCCTTGGTATAACGTGCTGACAAAGAGTCATACAAGTTATCTTCAATCGCTTCTTCAGTGATTGAGAATCCAAGAGCAATTGTTTCGTGGTTGTAACGAGCTGTCCATGCTTCCTGTGCATTGTCATAAGCAAGAGCGGCGCCCTCGTTTTTAACTGGTGCAGCAGAGAAACCTGAAAGTTTCGTTTCTTCTTCAAAAGAACGCTCAGAGGTTTCTGTTTCGTAAATCTCTTTGTGCTCTTCGCCGTATCTTGCATACTCTAAACCGAACAGAGCGTTCAATCCAGGAAGCAACTCTTTCAATAGTTGTGCGCGTGAAATAGCCATTTATATGCTCCTTAATTAAGCTGCTGTTGCGTTCATGTACGCATGGTAACCAAAGTTCCACTGAACTTGGACTTCTGGATAACCAACAAAAGATATAGCTGATCCTGCTGGGACTGTAACTGAAGCAGACAAAGTAAGTGTTGTGCCACTGATGTTAGTCAATGTCAAAAAGTTACCTGCCAATGCGCCAGTAACGCCTGGAATGATCACCTGCATACCGGGGCTAATAGCTGTATTAGCTGCAGTAATTGTCAATGTTGCGCTAGAAGAAGTTGCTGTACCGCTTGTGGCTGTAACAGTAACTGCTGTGTCTGGAACTACGTTAACAACACGGAAAGGTGCGCTTGAAGTAATACGAGTATTACCTTGTGTACCAGAAGTGATAGCACCACCAGTTAAACCCATTGCTGAGTCACCTGTGTTTGTGTTACCAGAAGCTGATCCACCGTTAGAACCGTTTGTTACCAAGTACATGTTAGACCCAATGAAAGATGGGTTTACATAACCAATAGTAGCGCCAGGTGTGTTAGATACAGAAGTGCTCTGTGTCAATACAGCGGCTTGGAACACAGCTAAAGGATCATCAACAACATAGCCTTGCAGACTGTTAGGTCCATAAGCGGCGTTAGTGACGGTGTTAGCAGGGTAGTACTGTGCACGTACTGTTTGGCTCATTGAGTTGATGTATTGAGCACCAACAAAAACACCGATAGTACCAGCAACAGCTGAAGATGCTGCACCGAGAGTTGTAACAACTAATGAACCACCACTTGCTGTAACAACGTCACCGTCGAACAAGTTGTAGCCATAGCCAGAAGCGATAGGAATGAGTCTGGTAGAACCAGAAAACACTCTACCACCTGACAGACTTACAGGCTTTAAGCCGTAAGCTGCGGGAACGATAGGATATGCCATTTAAAAACTCCTAAGTTATTTAGAACCGTTACCAAAAACACTACCTCTGGTACTTGTTGACTGGCGTTCAGAAAACAAAGTAGCCATACGGGGGTCTTGGTTTTTCAAGAAATTATTATCAACTGACTCCATCTGTGCTCTATTTTGTCTTTGATAGTATTCGTCCATAGCTTCTACGCGTTCTGTTGGCATTTTGCAAAGCATCAAGCCACCAATTTCTACGTTTCCACTAGCGTTACCTTCAAGCATAAGCTCAGGATGATCCGCCGCCTTGACTGGTTCCCAGCCATCTCTGCGCTTTTTTGACACGTTAGTTGGGTCGGCAATGCTCATAACATGCGTCGCAATCCAACGGAAAGACATTCCAGGAATGGGGGTTGGGTCAGGCAGTTTGCTCGATGGTGTGTACACATATCGAACATTCTTGTCACGGGTTGTTAAATCACGGGGGGTACGGTTATCAGCCATTTTGTTTCTCCAATTTTAAAACTTCTGCAGCATACACTTTAGGATCCATCTTGAATTTCTTTGCCAACGCCATTTGCGTGGTTGTAAGTTGAATCTTCTTTGTTCCGGAAGACCTGCTTGTTGGCGCAGTTACAGATGGTGTTTTTTTACTTGGAGTCTCAGACGATACCGCTGCCTCTCCAAAAACATCCGGAAAGGTCTTTTTTATGCGAGAGTCAATAGTCTCGTAATACTGATCTGAGCGAGGATCAACCCCGGAGTTGACTAGTTTTTGGTGCAGTCCTAGTGCATAACTGGTAATTTCTTCAAATCCCTGTGCCCCAAACCACTGGTTTTTAGCTTGCCAGCGCAAGGTTTTTTCGTCTGGTTGAACAGGTTGGACTTGTTGTTGCGAATATACATCTTCTTTTTCAACTTGTAAAGGGGCCGGTCTATAATTTTTTACCGACTCCACTCTCATTTTGGCTTCAGTCAATGCTTCTTGAGCAGCAATAATAGCGTCTGTATCGAACGCTTCTTGTGCCGCTTTATACTCACGTCTGGCTTTGTCAAGCTCTGCTTCTGCAGCAGTCTTAGCCATCTGTGTTGTTTGCTCACTACTTGAGTTTACAAAACGTTTTAAATTGTTGTTTTCTTCCAACAAACGCTGTGCAAGTTTATCAAGTTCTTGGCGTTCACGAAGCGCTGCTTCTTTAGCTCTACGTTCGTCGTGTCTTGCGTGTGTGAGTTCTTTAATTCTTTCTTGTGCACCCTTTGTGTACTGATTAATTTCATCATCAGTTGGGTCTTCTACCTCACGATCAAGTGGTCTGCGACCTCTGTCTCGTTCAGGTGTGTCGTCGACGATCTCAATATCTATTTCATCGTCGTGTGTACTTTCTACCTTTATCTTTTCTTCTGTTTCGATTTCATCAGGGAATTTGAAATCTTCGCCTTTAAATTCTGCCATTGTTTTTCCTTTTAAGCACGGGTTATTCCGCGGGGATCATCTACAACACCGTCTACTTCATCATCATTGATGAACCTGAATTCGTTGCCGTAAATTTTGAAACGCGTACCTGCATAGGTACGAACCATAATGAAGTCACCTTCCTTGCACCAAGGTCCACTAGGGAATTTGGTTTTGTCTGCGTACGCATCTGGACCAACTTTTAAAACAAACAACACAGTGGTTGCGTGTTCTTCTTGTTTGGCGTAGAAGTCAGGACGCTCAAGATCTAGCTCAGTACCGTCAATCTTTTTAGAGACCTGGGGTACGCTACACAAAAGCCTGTACCCGGATGGGTTAGGCAAAAGTGTTGGCTTGTCTTCGTCTTTTTCTGGTGGTTTGGTAATTTGTTCAATTACTTCCACCGTGGGCTTGAGCTTTAAATAGTCTGGAAGTACAAGTTCACTCATCTGATTTTTCTACCTTTTCTAGCAGGTCAAGTAATAAACCCTCTGCGATGGCTAGACCCGAAATCACCCCACAGAGTTTTTGATATTGTTCAAAAGATGCGCATTGACCTGTTGCCATGTCGTCTGCGTAATCGTTCATTTGTTTGCGTAATTGTTTGCGCAGCGCGTCTGCGAAGTTGGCTATCATTTTTTAAGTTGTTCCTTTGGTGTTTTAGCGGCTTGTTGTTTTTCATGTTCAAGCTGGGAAACATGTGTGGCAAGATCTACTCCATGCCCTTGACGTTGTATTTCTAATTCATGCTTGTGTTGAGCAGCATGTTTGACCATATCAATGCCTTGATCTCTGGTTTTTTGATGAATATCTGCGGCTTTACTGAGCATATTCATACGGCTATCTTTCTCTCTAGCCTGTATTTCATGTGTCTTTTCAAGCGCTTGTATCTGTATTTTGCGGTCTTCAAGTGCCAATTTAGCCTGTGCTTCTTGTGCTCTAGCCTGGGCTTCTTGCGCTTTGATCTGCACTTCTTGTTGACGAATTTGCAGTTCTTGCTGTTGCATTTGAATAAGCGGGTCTTGTGCTTGTTGTTGAGCCTGTTGTTGGGCAGCTTGATGTTGACTTTGTTGAAGTACTTGGGATGCCGCTTGTGCCATCATGCCTGACAATTGAAGCTCGATTTGGGGCGCCATCTTCTCATCTGTATCTGGTACTGGCATACCAAGGCGTTGTTCAATATCTTGCCTGTATTTAAATGCAACGTGTTCTGCAATATGCGCCATGATCGCCGCTTGAATCATTGGTGCTTTTGGATTTTGCCCAATCAATTGCTGAATACTTGGGTCTTGCATCATCGCCATGTGCACTTGAATATGCGACTGATGGTCTTGGTAGAAAAACGCTTTTGCAGGTTCGCTACGCAGTAGCGCCATGTTTTCTGATACAGGGTCTTTTGGTTTTTGATCATCTGGTAAAGGCACAAGTTTGTCTGCACCCTTAACACCCATAACTTCTAACATGCGTCTGTGCAGTTCTGGTAAGTCGTATATTTCAGGCGCTTGTTGCGCCATTTGAATCACTGCCTGATACTGAACTACACGTTGTGATAATGTTGCTGCATTGGGATCACTTACAGGAATAATATCAACATTGTCATAATCTGACTGTTTTGCAGATCGTGAACCGTATTCGGGTTCGTACTCATAGTCTTCTGGTGAATCTTGCTTAATTAACTGTGCAAGAAGTTTTAATTCTTGTTTAAATGCAAAATGCATCCTTGCCTGTACGGCAGACATCACTTTTAACTGGCGCTCAAGGATTGCAAAAGTAGTTCCAACAGGAGCCTGACTGGACATGTCAGAAATCTTCATGTCGGCTGTTGCCGCCATCTCTTTGCCTTGCTCAATAATCTTGTCAAGTAACCCAGCTAAAACAGCGCTTGGCTCTTTGTATGGGAGTGGCAAAATATTGTCACGCAAAGGACCTGATGCAATGTCTACGTCCCTGAATTCTCCTGGTGCAATGGGTGTATCATCACCTTTAACGCGAAGTCCTCTGGACTTAAGACCTCCGGGCAGGTTAGATAAAGTTCCCGCGTCGACCAATTGACGCATAATGCTTGTCGCCGACTTGGCATAGCCTCCAATGATGTGGAAGTATCCGAATCCGTATGCGCCAAAGCCTGGGATGAACTGGTAATGGATGAAATGTTGGCGTTTGAGTCTGTTTTTGTCGTTTTCTTTCCAGTTGCGCCGAATTGACAAGACATTATTACTTCCTTTAATCAACGTTACCACGTAAGGCAAAGCTATACCGTCTTCATCTTCAAAGCCAGGCATGTCTAAATCCGCATGGACTTCATATATTACATAACGATCATCGTTTAAGTCGCTAAATCCCGTCTCTTTATCTTTGGCTTTTTGAATATCGTCACGAAGCTGTGTGGGTTCTGGTAAATCACAGTCTAAATAGAACCCTGCTTTTTGTAATTTTAAAATTTCATTTTTTGTTTTGCGCATTACGTGTGTAATTCTGTAACACGTGTCCATATCTGTTGTGCCGTATGGTAAAAGTACGTCTTCTGCTGGAACAAATACAGATGTTTGGCGCCCCAAACCTATATCGTCATAGACTTTTTTGAACGCAGACCCTGTTGCGGGTAGGCTCCACAACATTCTTTCATGCTCAGGTCTAAATTCCGTCATCACTTCTGTCAATTCATAGTTCATGTCATCTTCAACACGAATTGCAGACTCTTTTTTCTCTGTTGTTTCTTTACCAATAATCTTAGTGCGAACGGGACCTTGGGCGGGAAACATCTCGGTGATACTCTCACTTTGGAAACGCACTACGGCTTCTGTGATCATGGGGTGAAAGACACCCGATGCTCCGTTCCAAGGCTCCGTTCTCTCTTCGTACTGAAGACCCATTAGCTTGAGTCCCATTACATAGGCTTTTTCCCAGTCTTTTCTGGAATTTTTATCGTTTTCTATGTCTTCAGACAGATCTGCAGCAAGCGTTGCAAGCTTATTTTCTGGTATTTCTTCTACCAAATTTGCGTAAAAATCTTCATTTTCACCCTTATCTATGCTAATTTCTAGGTCTCCAGCGTGGATATTTACTTCTTCTGGGTCAACGACCTCAATTTCTATACCTTGTCCTTCACCATCTGTGGTGTCTGAACTTATATTTTCACCGTCCGTATATAGTGCTTTATCTATATTAGTCGCCATTATTTATCCTTTAATAGTATGCGTGTTGTCTGCGCCTGAAGTACACAGGATCTTCTTTCTCATCACTGTCTAGCGGCACAAACCCGCCTCTTCTAAATCTTAACAGTGCCATTGTTGTTGTATCCACAAAGTCATCATGTTCTCCAACAGGGAACACAGCAATTTCTTCAATCACTTCTCTAGCCCAGCGTGTGTCTGGCGCCCAGACAACCCCTGATGCAAACAAAGTAGATACCGCGTTAAGTCTGACCATCTTGTCATTGCCTCGGCTTGGATTGTCTTCTTCAACAAAAATACCCATAGCCCTAAATTCCTGGATCAGCGGTGCACCTGCAGCTTTCTTTTCAACAATAAACGAATCAGGTTCCCATTGTCTATAGTGTTTAAGCGCCGTTACTTTTAAATCCGGAAACGCCATTCTATCCTTAAATGCATCCAATAAAATGATATGCGGCTTCATCTTATCTTCTTCATTGAAGAATATACCCCATGTTGTACACGCAGAATAGTCGGCGCTTGTCTTTGTTTCGTACGCCGTATCCCAAGTTTGTATTACAAATGTACAGTGTGGTGGATCTTCTTTATCCCAAATTCTCCAAGACTTCCTAGGCACAATGGCTGATGTATCCATCGTAGGCTGTTGCATGTACTGCGCGTTCCAAAATCTAGGATCAATTGAGGCTTTGGTTGTTTTTAAAACTTCTAGTTTCCACTGCTCCGGCCAAAGTGACTTCTCATCTTCTGTGCCTTCATTTAATATGGCGGGGAGTTCAACCAACTCCCAAGGTAGTGAGTCGGGGTTTTTAATCTGATAGTCCAAAAGTCTGCCGGTTAAGTCCAGCATCGACCAACGCGTCATGATC